TGAACGTTGTAAATATCGCCGTTGTGCAAAATGCGTTGCTTGGCATTCAGGCCGGGGCGCTGGCGGATTACAATGCGCGCGATGATCTCGGACTGAATCGCCGCAGCGGCCAAGAATTCCCGACCGCTGGCCGGAGCAATGCGCGCCGGGACGTTAGCGAAAACCGTTACCCAAGCTTCGGTGAAGCCGCCGGTCTCTTCGTCGCGGACCTCTGTCCAATCCTGGATATCCACCCTATGGCGGTACTGGCCGGCGCGACTCATGGACGTTCCTCGACGATCAGAGTGTAGACGCCGGACGATGCACCCGAGACTCCGGCGAGCTTGGAGAAGACCAGGTAATAGGTATCGAATAGCAGGCCCCGCTCCCCGAAAGCACTTTCGCCGACAGTCGTTTGCTGTGCTGTCGCTCCAGAAGTTCTAACGCGGATAGTTTCCACCGCTGGCGCAGCCGGGGTGAACGTACCCCCTGTAGTGACCGACGCCTGGAACGCGTACGCCGGCTTTTCATTCATGAAGTTGACGGAGTACATGAGAACAGAAGTAGCGAATGTTCCTCCCTCAGTCCCCTGCCCGGTGCGGTAAGCCCGCAGAGCTACCCCACCCTCATCAATCGTGAGTTGTTGGTGGTGAATAATGAAGTTAACAGGGACGATGACCTTGAACACCATTGGCGTAGCGTCAAGCCCTGTGAATTCGTGAGATAGTCGCCACATATGGCGCGAGAAGAATCCGGTCTGGCCATTATCGACACGGAGTCGGCGACTTGCACCAGTTCCGCCGTCGGTCAGCAGATCAAAAGGTGGATGCGCAATAACCCGCTCGGCGTGGGTCGTGTCGCCCATGGCCGTTTCTTTGCGGTACGGGCCGCCGAACAGCTTCCGTATGTAGTCGCCTACTGGCATTTTCGGCATTCCTTTTAGACTAAGGCGGGGTCACGTAATGGGAACAGCAAAGCCGTCACTGGCTTAGGCAGATAGCCGCGGTCATAACCGCCGTCTGCGTTCTCGTCGCGGTCTTTGTACAGAAAGCCGAGCTGCAGCAGCACTGCGGCCTGTACAGCGTACTTGACGAGCTTATCGCCGGAGCTATCGACGACGTAAGTCGGATCGCCCGAGCTATCAAGGATCGGATCGTCGTTGCTGTCGCGCTCGACCTCGTAGGGGCTAGCGGACTTCAAGTAGTTTTTCACCGCTTCAGAAGCTGCGCCGATGTATGCCTCGATCAATATGTCATCTTGGTCGTGGTCCATGTTCAAGTGTCGCTTAGCGCGGTCAAGCGTGACGTACATCATAATTTCACGCCTTTTGCCGGGTCGAAGGTGCTCGCGTTCTCGCGAAGGTCTTTGCCATTCCGGCCCGCTTTCACTACCAAAATCCAGGCGTCGCTAGAACCTGGCTTGTCAGTGTTATCGGCTTTGGTCGATGTCCACTGGCTGCCCGCCCATGTCACGTTGTCGTGCGCGTCGTAGGCTTGCTCCTCTCGGAACACCCCTTTGTAAATCTGGATCGGTAGCGCGAACTTCTGCGCGACTTCCTGACCGCTGGACTTCATCAGCTTGACGGAGAACTCCCGATCGCCGTCCTGCGTGATGCTCACGCCATCCACGCCATCCACGATGCATTCCCATCCGCGCATCCCGTGAGTGCGCTCGTACGACTTCCACAGGCCGCCGCGGTGCGCAGCGTAAGTGCCTCGCGGATACTGTTTCGCTTCCTCGATCGCCGGCAGGATCTCCAAGTCGATCGCGTCCCGCCCGTGCTCCGGCTCGGGGATTACCGGAACCGGGATTAGCGCGGCGGCGGCGCGGGCGATGGCGTCTACGTCGACCTTCTCGGGCTCCGGTAGTTTCACGAGTGCAGCGACGGCTTCAAGGTCTACTTCGGCAGCGTCTTTGCCGTCTTTCACTTCCGGCAGCTTCACGAGGGCCGCTACCGCTTCGAGGTCTACGCGTTCTGCTTCCGGCACGACGATAAGCGCCGCGGCGGCTTTCGCCAATACTTCCAGGTCGACAGGTTCCGCGTCTTTGCCGTCCTTCACTTCAGGCAGTACGACGAGCGCCGCAGCGGCCTTAGCCAACGCTTCCAGGTCGACCGGCTCTGCGTCTTTGCCGTCCTTCACTTCAGGCAGTACGACGAGCGCCGCAGCGGCCTGCGCGATAGCGTCTACGTCGACAGGTTCCGGCTCGACTGGCATCGGCCGATCAGCTAAGCACTTACGCAGGTCGGCCAGTTCAAGATTCAGCGGTGCGACAGCCTTTGCCACCGCTGCGGCGATAACCGGCGCGAGGAATTCGGCTTGCGCTTCAAGTTCACGCAGGTTCATTAGCGAGCCTCTTTTCGATCAGCAGGGCGAGCATTTTCGCGCTGTCTTGGATTTGTTCGTCGGTTGGTTCTGTCGGTGCGGTCCCGGGCGCAGCCGCGGGCTGCGCCGTGCCGAATGGGTCGGCCTGCGCGTCGCGCTTAGCCAATGCTTCAACAGAGTAGTTCTGTTGTTGCGACAATACTGAGTCGCCGCCGGGCACTGGGGGTAGGTTCATCCGGTAACGTGCCTCATTCGGGGACATGATAGTGCCGCCTACCGCAAGTTTCAGCGTTTCGACCAGGGTTCCCATGTCCATGCGCAGCAAGCCGTCAAGATCCAGCTCGACGCCGTAGCCATTCGGCAGAGACAAACCGTCGTCCATGCACGCTTCGTACTCTTCGCAAAGGATCTGCAAGCAGTCGGAGTAATACTTCTGGTTTTCCTGCTCTGCTGTTACGCCGTTCGCCGCGGTTGTTACGCCGACCTTCGAAGCCGGTACGTGAAACGCGGTACAGATCATTTCAGCCGTAAGCTTGAACTGCTCGATCAACTGCGAATCGGTTGCAGACATCTTCATCTGCTGGAACTTGAGATCGTCGCCGACCACCGCAACGCGTCCGGCGTTTTCACCGGTGTAGTTCGCGTCCCAGTGTGCTTTCAGCCGTGCTGCGGTTTCATCACTGATCGCGCCGGGCGCACTCAGGATGCCGCCAGGTCGTGCGCCGTTCTCAAAGAAGGTCGAGCTATCATTTTGCATCTTCAACGACTGACACGCGGCTAGAGCGCAGGCGTAGAGTGGACTCACGCCGACCAGGGGGTGGAAGAGGCAATTCATTCGATCATGAATAATTTCTGACGCCGGAACAGTGACACCTTCACTGCCAATCTCATTCAAGTCGTCGCCGTTGCACTGGTAGTACACGTCGCCATTCTCCGCTACGAGGACGGTCACGCGATCAGGGTCGAGCAAATAGATAGCTGTGACGACGCCGCGGTTATCCCGCTGCTTGAGACCGTAGGCGTTGCCCTTGGTCAACTTGCTGGTCTGCCACCATTGCTTATGCTGGATATGGTTCTGATAGCCGTTAGGCTTACGCAGGACCGGGCTAAACGAGGGGCTGGAAGTCTCTTTCCAGATGCCGTTCGCATCCAGTTTCATAAGGCGCTGCCGGAGCTTGCCGATGTCGTTTGCGATTAGCGTGACGCAGGCGTACACCGCGTAATGCGCCAACACGGTCGGCGATTTCCATTCGTCGTTGCGCTGCCAGGCGCCGGTATACGGCTCATGAATCCAGGGGAACCATCCGCCGCCTCGGCTACCCGTTACGGCCGAAGACACTGGCGCTCGCTTGAAGGTCAGCTCTCGGCCGAAGATACGCATTAGGCGAGATCCTGATCCGCGATTACCGCTTCGACATCAGATTTCTTGATTCTGCCGTCTTTACCGGTGCCGACGACTTTATCCAGGTCGACGCCATGCTCTTTAGCGAACTCGATAACCGCTTCAGAGGCACGCGGTTCATCGGCTACCGGAGGATGGCCTGCGGACAGCATGCGAGTGTTGTAGCCATCGTCGGCATAAGTACCGTGGCCCAGCTTGCGCAGGGTCTCCGCGTAGCGGCGGGCCATCATGACCTTTTTGCCGCCCTTGCCATAAATAAATTCAACTTTAGACATAGGGGTTCCCCTTTAAGATGATTCAGTGTACGGGGTGGCCGTGGTTGCGGCAAGTATGGCGGCTTTCCTCGCGGCTCGACGTTCTGCTAATCGCTGCTCACGGGCTTCCGGATCTTCCAGCAAACGCTTCTCTCGCTTCTTAGCGTTACGCCTATCACGCATCATAGCTAAATGTTCTGGAGTATGCGTTCTGTCGTACAGGGCTTGCTGGCGTGCTGCCATCTTGGCGCGGAATTCAGGATCTTCCCAATTTGCTTTCGTCTTCGCGGACTGATTGGCTAAATATTCTGGATCGTTTTGGATACGAGCCATCTTCGCCGCCCGTTTGGCTTTTGCTTCAGGGCTGTGCGCCGCTGTCTGCATAGCCTCCTGTCTGTCGGGATCAAGTAACGCGAGGCGTACTTTCTCTTTTTCCTGAGGATCGGCCCAACGTTTCGCTAAGCCCTCCTTACGCCGCGAGACAAAGTGCTCCGAGAATCGCAAGGTATCCAAGGCGCTGCCGGGGTAGTGCTTTTTCATCTTCTCCGAACGCTTTTTAAGCACTTCTGGCCTACTGGCGATCTCCTTTGCTGCTGCTACGCGCTTTTCGTAATGTCCTGGTTTCAAGCGTGCCTGTGCCATCGCCGCGAGCCTGGAAGCCCTGATTTCGGGATTTCTCCATGGGCGTGCAAAGCTATCTTTTGTCCTCTCTTTGTATTCGGCGCTGGCTTTCGTAATTAGCGCTTTACGAACTCGTTCTTCTACAGCCTCAGGACTCATATCGAACGTACCTTCGCCGCCTTCTCCTACGTTGGTAAGGTTAAAACCTAATTCTTTGAAGAAGGAGATCATATGAATTTCGTGGGCTTTCCAATCCTCGCCCTCTGGCACCTGGTAAAGCACATCCATGCTAGGCAAGGTATCTGCTCGTAGAAGGCTTCTTATCCAGTTTGCGCAGTGATGTTTAGCGGCGCGGCTACGCGCAGCACTTATGTGCTGATTCAATCTTTTTTGAGGGGAATTGGTTTTTCCGATGTAACGAATTTCGCCTTTAGGGCAAAGCAGAGCGTAGATGTAATTCGGCATTTCACAATCACTCCCATGATTGACGTCCTCCCAGAATAGGAAAAGTCCGCCACATCGGCCGCTGGGAGACGGCGCTCGGGAGCAACCCCGGATGTGGCGGACTTCAGTTTACCGCATTCCTTCGCGGTGTCTAGGCCTTAACTCCCGTATGCGGCTCCGGAAATGTAGGCAACTGCCTGAGGACGGCGCTTCCGCCAGGTGATCATGCGTTCTGCACGAATCCCCAGAAGATTGTTGGCCCACAAGCTCGTAAGAACGGTGGAGGCAGTAGCAGGATCATCCGGAGTGGAGTTCATCTGTACGGAAGCCTCACGACTTACGTCTACTGTTACTCCGCCTTCGTCTGCCAAGAGAATCTCGCTTTGCTTGGCGAGGACGATGATCGAGCCGCTGGAATCACTTGGTACAGTTTCGCTGACAATGACGTTCAGGCCGAGGAGAGTGCCCCCAGTTGCGCTGATACCTGGGAACTCAGGCTGCCCTAGTGGGTTCATCATCATGCCAATCGCCATCGCCATGGTGGAAGTCATAATCCATACGGCGCCGGCGGTGCTCATGTTAGCGGCGATGAACGTCGCGTACAGGGCGCGCACGTCGGCACGCAAAGCGTCTGCATCAGTACCCGAAGCCGGGATAGCAGTCGCGGTGTTAGTCACCGACGCTGGTCGAACATCAGTCACCGCTGCGTAAGCAGGGTTGATGAACGAATCGTCAGTGAACTGCGCGATCTGTGCGACCAGGTCGCCACGGATGATTGCTTCAGCCGAAGGAGTCGACAATCGCGCCAGCTCGTCGGAGATAACCACAATGCCCGCGATCTTATTGAAACGCAGGGTGATGTCTTCGAACGCGAGGGCGGAAACTGGCTTAGGTTTCGTTTCCCCTACCCAATTTACGGTCGAACCCTGCGTTTGGCCGGGGATTCTTACGTTAAACGGAACTTGTCGCAATTGAGACATTTTCCCAACAATCGTCTCGGGGCGCAACAGCTCGATCAGCTCATTTGACATTTGCTGATATGGAACCAGCGGAGCAGCCCAGGTGGCGTCGGTGGTAGTACCGGCGGCTACAGCGGCCTTCAGAACCTGTTCCACTTCAGGGGTGTCGGTCCATTGCTTGGCGATCTCTGCGGCCTGCATCAGGTTGCCTTTGGCGCGGCACTGGGCGATCACGTAGCGAGTGAAGGCGGTGCCCTTGGCGACAGGGTTAGTCGCTTTTACAGTAATCGAAGAACGCTCACGCATACCGGAAGCGTCAACAACAGGCTTGGCGGTAGCGATCGCGGCTTTCTGCATAGCTTCTAGGCGGCCGATGTGAACTTCGGCGGCTTTGATTTCGTCGACCAGGGTGTCGAACTCTTCCGACTCTGCGCCGTCCAAGGTGCGACCTTCCGCGCTGGTCATCAGCTCGGTTTGTCGCGCGGCCTTCTGTTCCAGTGCTGCTTGGAACGATTTGATTTGTTCAGCAATGTTCATGTCTTGGCCCTCCTCGGGCTTCGGAGTAACGGGTAGTTTTTTCGTAACGGTTGCCGAAGCGCCGGCGGGTTTGGCGAGCCGAACGACAGGGACTTCCTTTTTGCCTAACGCGGCAGGTAGACCCACATCGAAACTTTTCACCGTGGAAATTACGGCCTGGGAATTGCATGGAATTGTGACTAACGACAATTCGTACACTTCCGTTTCAATATAACGAGTGCCCCAAGTGCCGGCGATGTTCTCCGACTCGAGCGAGCGAAAACCGATAGAGACCGCCCGAACAATCTGCGCTTTCACGGATTGCCAAGCTTCGTCTACCCGATCCTTCAAAGTCCCTGGTTCAGCGATGTTCGCGATCGTAGCGGTGAAGGTAACACCTTTCGCGGTCGGCTTATCAAATACGACGGTGCCAATCGGCTTGTCGTGCTGGTGCTGCCACAGGAGCGCCAAAGGGTTCTGGAACTTCACGCCTAACGGCTCGATAACATCACCGACGCGGTCCACGGAGGGATTTGTTGCGATCCCCGTAATGACTCGGGCCTCGTCATCGACCGCCTTGATCTCAAGAAAACTGTAGGCTCTGTTCATGTATACAGCTCCGGTAAATTACGCGCACTGTAACTCATAAAAAGAGCATCGTAAATTTTTTGTGCGCTGCCGGCGGGTTAAGTGCCATCAGACTGACTGCGTTGAAGAGCGCCATAACCGGGTCAATCTTGGCTGAGCCCGAAGCCTGTTTGGTGATCAGGATAGAGTTCGCCCGTGGCTCAACACGGCAGTTGGAGACGCACCACGACATCAAAGGCTGCTCGGCGTGCTTCAACTTCCCTTCAGCTAGGCGTCGCTCCGTGGTCTTGATCGCGCCCCCGAGCTTCCAACCCTGGCTGATACCGACGATCTTGTCTTCGGGAATTCCCCTTGAGACTAGTTCGTCGAAGATGGCCCCGATCCCGACCGGGTCTACGCCGATTTTATCCAGGAGGCCG